TTTTTTTTTTTTTTTTTTTTGCGTTAGTGCTTCCTTTGTCACATGCAGCGCGCATAGTACCTCGCTGCATGAACCCACAAAATCGTTCAATAAATCTGTGACTCATATTAAAAATTTCCCCACCTAGATCGCTCTAGACGGGTACAAAAAACTATGAGTTTTCAATCTAAAAACGATTCGGTGAGGAATGCCTCACAGCACGTACGATCTACAATCACCGTAGAACGTCGCTGTTTATGCTGTGAGGTCTTTATGGAGATGTATCAGCTGCCGGATACGTGGAAGCATACCAAATGACTGGTGGTCCCAAGTACCAATACAGATGAAAATCATCTCCTCCCGCGACATGTGCTAGCAAATTAACGTAGCTATTACTGTCTGCGGTTAGCCTGTAAGTGGTGTTTACAAAATGAAAACTTTGCAAAACATTGTTAATTGGTGTAGACCAAGTAACATTACTATTTGTATAGTTTGTCCACTTTGCAGGCAAAAATCTAGCCTGTGTATAATAAGGTAAATCGACCTCTATACAAGGCTGTTGGGTAAATGTTGTATACATTTGCCCAGAATTTCCAGCTGGAAACTGGGCTCCTGCACCCGCTCCAAACAAATTCGAACGAACTCTCGTGTAAGAATTTGAAGCAGTAGGGGTAACAAAAGCTTGCGTCTGAATCTTATACACCATATTAGTCGTAATGGTAGTGTAATCATCACACGATCGGGAGACTGACAAAAAGTTGCCATTTCCAGGATTGTCTCCCAAATATATATATTTCACGCGCGTAGACCCACGTCTAGCCAAAAACGCGGGCGTGAAATAATTAAGGAACGTCATATTTGAATAATTATATGCCGTTCCAGCGGCTGGTACAGTGGTCTTGTGAACACCACCTGGCGCGTATCCTGCATGATAAGGAAAATCAGGCAAAGTGTAAGACACCAATACTTGAGTTGTTGAATACACTTGCGGATATGTCGTGTGCAAGCAATACCTGGAAAGCAATTGCTTAATAGAATGCACAGGATCCCCATAATATATGTCATTATATATTTTCATTTTAGGAATAATGGCTGCCAGATCAACTAATGTGTCTGCAACACCAGGCTTGTCCTCGTCGTATGTCAATGTATCGTCTGGTCGCTCTCGAGCTACAGTCATTTCACCTGCCTGTGGCTCCATCCTTTCTATAGGACGAAAACGATCTCGCGTTGTCGCATGAGAGGAAAAAGCTGCTACAGAAACAGGAGAGTCTTTGAAATGATTTGCTGCATCCAAAATGGAAGGACGCAATGGTAAAGGTGATGTTAATATCCAATGCAATAACATTTCAATACAATCTGATGCATAAGCAGCGGCCATAGAATTTATTAATCCAGGTAAATGGGAATCAAGATATCCTCGATCCAATAAACCATCGTACGTTACCTCCAAATTAAAAGGTTTGTACTCTACGACTGGGACATATGGCGAAGAATAAGAAATATCAGACATTTCTCCAGCTTGTGGCTGAAAATATTGATAATTACTTAATACTTCAGTTGGGAAGGCATACTCAATATCTGGCCCCGCCTTCGTGTACACATTAATGGAGATGTCGTTATTTGGAGTCGAATTTGGTATAGTCAACTCGTTTACGACATAAATGGCTATAACTCCATTATATGTACGGGGCTCTGATGTGGTACCAAGTGAAGTGGTTGAAAATGGTACCGTGGATGTGCTTCTTATATTAGGACGATTAAGATAAGGGTGTCTTGCACCCCAACCAATTGTAATCTCGAAATCACGCTCATCGGCAATATCTATAATATGCATATAATTCACATTATACTCACCTGCAGTTCCGTAGATTTCTGGATCGTATCCAATCTTAATGCGCCCCTTATGATAAGCCGATGCTACAATCTGAAATCGGTAAGTCACGCTACCACGCCAAGAATTAAACGGCAATCCGGCAAAGCAAGAAGCTGTCATATGCAACTCATTACCTGTCGCAACAGTTCTCTTATCATAATTGTAAGGAGTAACACGCGTCGTCCACAACAAGGCTTCGGCAGCTGCTGAAACTGGCCACCCGAATTGAGTCATATAGCTCTCTCGAGTAGCAATAGAAGTAATATCCATTTCATCAGCAGCACCCAAACCAACAACGCGAGGATCCACCGTGGTCTGCGATGAAGCAGAAAGTGCCAATTTAGTACAGGTATCTCCAACATCAGTATTAACCATATTACCAACAGGATTTTGCCTAAGGTTAGGCAAAGCCTTTTCATAAGGACGCACACCTGCGTCGCCCATAGAAGGCATTTTGTTGGCTGGTATCATTTTGATGTTACCCAATACATTACCACCGTAATTACGACTAAATACGCTATTATTACCAGTAGAAGCGGGAGATGAGTTGGCTCGAAAATTAGAACCATCCATTTCTCCAGCTTGTGCTACAATATTAGTAGGATCTACTGATGTAGGAATAGACAAATGCACATCTTCCAAATTAGCAAAAATGGAAATTGTGGCAGAATCTGTGGCACCATTTGCGTGCTTCAAGTTCTGCAAAGAAACCATGTCTATCCTGCCCATATTAGTCCAATCGGCATTGGGAATGCTTAAAGTATTAAAATACCAAACAAAAGGCAAGGTCATGTCACCACCTTGCGATGTGGTGGGATCCAAAAATATATGTGGCCGCTGTGAAGCAGCAATCAAATCTTGAGAAATCCCACTTCTCAATTTAGTGAATCCATCATCCACATGTAATGGTAAATAAGAAACCAAAATGCGCCCATAATGAAATCCATTACCATTAATCAAAAACCGCAATTTCATTTTACACCTAATAAGGTTAAAATTAGAAATGCGATTTATAACCCGAGGATTATTAAAAAACGTAGTCCACGGGTTAACGGACTGAAATAAAGCAGTCCCTGTAGCCCAGTTATAAGAAGCTATCTTAACTGGGCGTGAGAAAAAATGTTCAAGTGATGCATCATTGAGATCCGTCAATGAGTACGTTGGGTCTTGCGCTGCGTCGACGCCGTACTCCCAATTATTTGCATAATCGTTATACAACACTGTTTGGTCCCGAGATTTATGCGCTCCCTCGGTGAGCGTTACATTTGTAATTTGAGCAAGGGGATAAATAATATATCGCAAGATCCCTCAATCTTACAATTTATGATCATTTGTTGCGGGCGACTACCCATCCCTAAATAAGGATTGCCATACAACAGTCTTATGTAAGAAGCGTCAAACCAGAAAAGATAAATGAACAAACTTTTCTATTGGCGTGCGTAACCATACAAACATAGCCGGATTTGGTTTTACATGCAGATCGACCCCGCATGGAGGGATGCGTTTAATGTCCGCCCACGACATTGTCTCGGCCTTTTTGTAGACTAAGATACTCTACTGGAGTCAAATATTTAGCTCGAAAATTATCGAGCAAATAATCATAAGAAAACTCCAGTTCAGGAATCATATGTGTCAAATTGGCGCGCTCTGCGATTAAGCGCATCTGCTTCAATTTGTCATCATAATAATCCCGGCCGTACTGAAACCACTCCCGTAATGCACCACCAATATTCATGGCGGCAACTTCACGGGGGGTTACACTCTTCGAAGCAAGAACGCAATGTAAAGATTTATATATGGACATTTCTTCCAAACATCCCATATATATACCCAATTCATCATTAAAAACATTCTTGCGCTTTAAAAAATCAGCGTCCTTATCAGACATGAAAGGTGTTGGAACGGATTCCTTGTCTGGCATTGTAAATACAATGTCATACTTACCCAAAAATTCAGCCACCGTTAAGTGGTTATATTTGGTAAGGACTGGAGATACCGAACCTTTCACATCATCACCGTAAGTCATAATTGCAACTCGTGATGAGAAATGGGGAGATGCCACTCCCTCTATATCATAATAAGCACATCTGAGCAATAGCGAATTGACAATTGAATTAATATAAACTGTCAAATTGTGTCCTGAAGGATTTGATCCAAATAACTGAATCAAGTCACCATTATATGCTACAAGTGGTAAACTTATATCACTAGCTATTCCCTCCATGATCACAATATCATCATCGCTATATCCACATTGTTGTGCAATCTGAATCAATATCCAAAAAGCTGACTGAATTAACTGAGCAGGCATACGCAAATCGTATTTGCTATAATCACCTGCCAGTATCCTGTCTTCTCCAAATTTCATCATATGGCGTGCCAGTTGGTCCCATTCTGGACCTTGACTGTTCACACCGACTGCACATTCACTTTCGAGAGGATTCAAAGACATTATCCTAACGATCGATAGAAAGTATTTACGAACTAACAACGAAAATGCCAATGGTGCGGCTTGAAACACTCGCACCTTGGTTTTGGTCTTTAATGTTGGTTCGTCTTTCAAACATCCTTTGAAGATCGCATAATACCGCTGTCCTTTGCGGTAGCACTCTTCAGCCTTTCTTGCCTCAAGCCAAAATTGTGTATCCAAAATTCTATTACACGTGGCTGTTTCGGTTGGCGCTATATCAGTAAAAAATCTACTTTTAGCGCCACCTAAAGGAAATCCGGGCGAAGTATTAGTGACAATGCGATCAATGAACCTCCGGCCGTCTATGCCATTAACTATGGCTTCATCCGTCAGAGGTCTCACTTCATCCTTCAAAGATGGTATACGAGAAAATATTCTACGAACGTCATACAAATAATCTTCGCACGCAGTACTTAACAACTCACCCGGTAATCCGGGCGATGTATTCGAACTGTGCGCAAGTGACGCTTGCCAAGGATAATTTTTATGAAATTGTGGTGCACCCCAATAATTAGGCACTCCACTAACTTCCTCTACTATTTCAGAAATGCACGTTGGTTTGCATTTTGAATATGTAGAAGCTCTCCCTGGACATTCTCCGTAAAATAAACAATTCGATTTCTCTGGCAAAAAATTTAAAGGACTTCTAGGATGAACATTTTCCGAAGTGCAAACTTGCACATCATAAATTGTCTCTGGCAAAATTCCTTTGCTTTTACACAAAAGGACACCGGAAACCTCCTTCAAGGCGCATACCGCCTGTTCAATTTGTTGCTTGAACAGCGTACCACATGCCCCATAAGACGTTCCAGACTTGCCCGCCAAATGAAATCCTACTATAAAATTTGAAACAGAGTCAGAAACTAAAGTGGCCATACAAAGGCCCACAAAAGTCGGCATATTCGTCATATACTCAGCACCAACAAATCCTTTGGTGCATAAAGCTGTCCTAACCGTCATATTACGGTACATCAAACCGGATTCAACGCGCGCTCCATCCTTGTCTTTATAAACAAGTGTAGCAGCACCGTCTTTAAAAAACGATTCCGGAAATAAATGGGTGATGTCTTTCCAATCACCACCATTAGGAATCCAAACAAGACTAAAATCTGTATCTGGAATATGATAACTATGAGCTTCAGAAATCCAAGCTCTAAAATTGCCTCCTATAACGTTTCCTCCATGACGCAAAAATTCTGCTTCCGCAGATTCAAATGTCGTCCAAATATGATTCGGAACAAGTGCTACATTTGATCTTATAAAGACACAATCGCAACTGAACTTTTTCTCGTTCACTTTACATGTCATAAAACACGTATTCTTATAAATTGTATCTTTAACTTCGGCATGTGTCATAGAATCACACCTATGTGATATCTTCGGCTTCTCAGCGATAATTGGCTGTGGTGCGTTTTTCCAAGGGTTTTCTTCTGCATCTCTTTTCGAAATGTCATCCATGCATACAGGAACTAAATTCGCTTGTGCTTCATCAACACACTGAGCTAAAACCGTTGCAGGTTCAACTTTAACAAATTTATGTACAACTCTTATCGATTTCCAAAGAGAATACAATGCATATAAAGTGCCAAAAACAACACACGTCCCCAATATATAATTGTGGCGGTCTTGTTGACATTTCTTTTCAAAAACGGACATACAATCCCGTCTTGAAGTAGCCCTATTAATCATATCTATATAAACACACTGATACATCAAAACTGTCCAGTTTAAAAAATTAATATAGAAAAATAAATAATAATATAAACGCGAATCATCTTTTTCCAAAACTAAAACAATTGAAATAAAAGTGACAGCAATCCACAACCAAAGCGTTAACAAAATGTTTTTCCATGATCTCCTATATGTAACAAAACGCGGTTTGCATATCTTCATACGCCTAACAAACCAAAATGCGCTCTGCCAACATCCTAAATAAAACAAAGGAGACAACCACAAGGGAAAAAACATTCGCAAGAATATTAACAAAACAGTAAAAGCTAACCAATATCCGGTCATCCAAATATTAAGCCACCAAACATAATCCTTGGCCTCACCTCGCATTGTCCAAAGAATAAATTCTTTGGCATAACTAGACTGAAGCATACTCGTTGGGGCAACATCAACTATTTTGTTAAAAAACATACGCTCCAAAAGTTGCATATTCTCAATTAAATAAGACGTAACTGATTCGTCAACTCGTTTAACATATCCGTCAAACGCATTACCATAAACAAGTTTCTTTGTCATATAGCTTGTTAAAACTGTCTTGGCAATGTTTGGAACAAAAGCGGGACCAAAATGAGGTTCTATATTACACGCACACTTGAAAATAAGCTGTTTACACTTCTCGCATTCGCAACAACATAATTCTCTAGCATAATTGCATTTATTACAAAACTGCAGCTTATCGGACAAATTTGCAGATCTGTCTAATAAAGACTTTTGCTGCTCAAAATGCTTTTTTGCAAATTCGGTGCAATAATAAATTAATTGATGAATACCAATATCTTCCATAGGTTCACCAACCTCATCTTTAACTACTTCATAACCAGTTAACACAGGTTTTCCTACTGTTGGATTAGGTATGGGATAAACACTTTCAATAGTAAAATCCCATATATCAGGAAAATATGGTATATTCCCTTTATAATGTCGTTCCACAGCATCTTTGTCAAGCATAATTCCATTCTTGGCAAATTCTTCCCTTACTTTAACGGTTATAATCAAATCAAAACGGCGGTCAACTGAAATGGGTTCATTTGAATACTTATGTGACATAGTATCTTTCACATTAGTAGTAATACATAAACACTTAGGCTCAAGTGTCACTTTACCCTTCATATCGGCTTCAGCCATATTTCCAGTTATACGTACATTATTCTTAAGTTCAATTAACTTAGCACAAGGTGAACGTTCTACAAAATCAACAGCGGTGTTTGCCATATCATCAATATAAATTCCATTAACATCGGATCGCAAATTCGAATCAAATTTGTCACTTTCATTAATAGAGGCAACACGCGTATCAGATGCATCAAATCCACAATATTTAAGAACATTAATCATAAGTAACTGACTAACTGTTGATTTTCCAACAGCAGACTGTCCAAAAACTTTAAAACAAACGGGCTCTATCCTTAGCCCACCTTGTGCACGAATTTGGTTATATTGTACGTGTAAATCGTGTAAACGCTTTGCCCGACCCAAATATAACTTTGTAGCCAAAGGATTCGCACATCCCATGGCACAAGTTTTAAAATGAATCTCCAAATCATAAAGCATCTTAGCATAGTCATTTGGATCTATGCCTGCAAGACGTTCTAAATCTCCTGTCTTGCAATACTCAAAATTGTCAACAAGCTTGTCGTACTTAGCTTCATCAGACATAGCGTTAGGGTCATTATACATTAACGGCATCATACTTTTAAGCTTAAAGCATTCATACCCGCCTTCTATCAAATATGCAAGCGTTTGAAACAACGCATCCATAAAATCTAGGGCTGTAGCTTGACGCTCCATAGCTTTCATAGTAAATAATTTAATGCCATTAAAATCAATATCAATAGACTTGCTATTCAGCAAACCTAATGACATACAAACGGATATTAACCTGGATATTTTTTCAAATCCAGGGCATTTCACAAACATATTCCAATTAGCATTTGCTTGTCGGAAATATGTTACCCAATCAACAGGACTGGTGCTAATTCCAGCTTGTTCTTCAAGTGCTTCCTCTTTTTCTTCTTTTGACAATACATCAAAAGTATTTACAGATATAAGGTGCATAAACTTGGCAATGCGGGCAAATAGACTCCCGCGCACTAAGGTTTTAGCATACATCAAAATAATCGATGCGAACTGGTCTGAATCAGTCGCTTTTCTCAAAGCAACAAAAAGCAAAACAGCTCCTTCCACCTTATCCAAAATTTCTTCAGAAAAAGGCAGGTTATTAGCACTAATAAAATCCTTAGTGGCCGATATAACATCTTCGGCTTCGGCTGGCTCTCCAGCTTGACTTTCTAATGAAAGACAGTTGGTTGCGCTTTCCTTATCCATATCAGGACAAATATTGTCCGTCATTCGGCATAAGTTCCGAACAACATTCCTCCCTTGCGGGAGGTGTTGCGAGAAATATGTGGACTCCTGGGGGGAATATTCCACCCCCTCAGGCTCATACCCATAATCTCCGCGGTCCATAAGATCGGTACCGCAAAAGTGTCTCCTCTGATTGCTCTCAACGGAGGTCACAGACTCAGAGACAACTTTTTGTATGAACTTTAAAAAACGATAGTACATGTTTAAAAGTGGTGGGGATTCGCTACTCGCAATATTCTGCAGGTGAGGCATCCCTAAACAACCTATATGCCATGCTATTTCCAAGTTGGTTCTACCACATGAGAAAATACGTTTTTAAATTGGTTCACGGTACTTGGCCTCGTTACCGATTAACGTCCAATCGACTTTTACGGATAAAAGTCACTAAATCCCCTGTAAATTACAGGGTTTAACTCCTAGTACGTATACTTGGAGTAGTAAAATACCATTCCGGTGCTATAC